GATTATAGATATCCTGTCCGTTTACTCTCCAATAGCGAGGCTTACCTACTACTCCTGGATTTCCAGGGACAATCTTACCTGTAATCTTATCTATAAGTCTATTCCTATCATCAAAGGTATATTTTGTTTCATCTAAATACTTTTTAGGTATTTTACGTTTCCCTTTTACAATAGGCTTAGCCATTCTAGAATTTGCTATTTTAATGTACTCTGTGAAATTAGGTACTGTAATAGTAACTACATTATCTCTATCTCTCAGGGTACGACTTAATCTAACTTCTTTATGACTTCTTACGTCTTCACTTATTCTTTCTCTAGTCATTTATTAATTTCTTAATCAATTCTAAAGAGGCTTCTAAACCAAATTCTTTAGCATAATCTGAAATATCTTTATATTTCTTATCAGGTAAGCTAATATTTTGATACCCAGTATTTAATGCTAAAGCCTCTGAATTTTTAACTCCTGTAATATCGTTATCATATAGAATGATAATCCTTTTAAAGGAGGCTTCTAAATAATCTAGAATTTTTCTAGGTATATCAGGAACCTCACTACCAGGAGCTACGGCTGCAAATCCTAAATATTCTAGAACTAAACAATCTTTCATACTTTTAGTAATGAATAATACATCACTTTTATGATTAACTGTTTCCATATTTTGTAAATCCCAAGTAGTCATAGTGCTTAACCATTTACTAGTTTTAGGATTATATGGTCTGTAACATTTAGTTTTATCTGCTGTTGACCAAGAATATATAGGGTATTTAAGTGAATCTGTAGCCCACAATACAATTTCTGCTTCGTTGACTATTAAATATACATTCTTAACAGGATATACATTTTTAGTACCAACAAATTCTAATGGTATATGGTATTGATTAAAGTAGTTAAAATCTGTTAGATTCCAACTTCTTTTCATCACTACAATTCGTTTATTAATTTCATTTAAATAACTTAAAGTAGTGTTAGTATTTGCAGAATTATGCATACTAGCTACTAATTTATGTAATTCAAAATCACTATATATTTTCTTCAAAGCCTCTTCATAACTAATATTAAATATATATTTAACATAATCAAAACAATTTCCTGAGAGTTTGTACCCTCCAAAATCTTTAAATTTTAATTCTCCTTTAGCAGGATATAGACTAAAACTAGGAGTCTTATCTTTATTTTCAGTATTACGTAATGGTGAAGTGTTTAACTTTCCTACAGATAAAGTCCCAACATTACTATATTTATTATAAATATCTAATTCTGAAATTTTAGATAAAATCTCATCACGATTTAAGCCTATTAAATTAAAATTAATTTTTTCTTTCATATGATTAAATAAAGGGGGAATAAATCCCCCTGTTAAAATTTATTAATTAAAATGGCAAATCAGACTTAGCTGCAGCTGGATCAGCTGTAGTGAGTTCTGCGGTTGCATTAACTGGTAAGATTCTAGACTCATCCATCTTAATAGGAGAGTTTACAAACTCTGCTAATGTAGAAGGCTGGAAAGAGAACTTAGCAAATTTTAAAGTTGCACGAGTTACTACTCTTTGCTGACCTTCAATTTCTGCGTATTCTTTTTGACCATCTACGATAAGTCCTACTTCTTTACCAATGAAACGAGCCATTAAGGTATCAACATCTACATCGCCTAATTCTACGTTAGAATTTTTAGCTAACTCTTTTACACGGCCTAAACCTTTGTCGTTGTTGATGTAAAAATCTTGTCTAAACTTCTGCTCATCTTTGTTTTGAAATTCAAAACGAATATACGCATTGTTGTTAACATTAGTCTTACATTCAGCACTTACAATTGTAAATACTGCTACTCCAGGTTTAACTGTTTTAGATACTTTAATCTCGTTATCTGCTACTTCATTAAAATTTATTCTCATCTCGTTCACTTATCTTTATTATTGTTTAAATATTTTATCCCAGTATGTTTCTAATTGACCATTCTCCAAGTTTAACTTACTGATTAAAAATTCTTGGTTTTTTAAGTGCATTGGTCTTGCACCACAGGTAATCTGATCAGAGGATTTAAAACTAATCCAATTCTCGCCATTAGTTTCTCTCCATATATATCCAATAGCGTCAGCACTAGCACAAACTAATGATTTGATTTTTCCAGTTAAGTCCACATCAGTAGCATTAACTTCTTTTCCTTTCAACTCAATTTGTTTATCCTTTAAATGCCCTACTAAAATAATATGAGGAGCTAATGTATCTATATAATTTAAGACACTAAAAAATGCCTCTCTTAAATATAAATAACCTGCACCATTGGGTAATGTTAATACATTAGTCCCTGGGAATTTTGCTCCCATTGGCGTTTCTTTGTAAAGCCGTAAAGCGAGCTCTTTAACCATATCTTCTAAAGCTGTAATTGTATCTACAGTAATATACTTGTATGGACGCCCCTCTTCAATTATTTGAGAACCTATTGCTCTCAAATCTGCTAGAGTTTTTACATCTAGCTTTAACGCATCCACGTATCCAGAACCATTTTCAAAATCTAAAATTAAGTTACCATCCAAGGCGGCCATTAAGGAAGTCTTTCCTGTTTTAGGCTTTGAATAAATAACTAATCTTTTAGGATTAATTTGTTCTGCTTTAATACGTTGCGTAGGTAATACTACTTTTTCCACTTTCTCTCCTTCACTAATCTTCTATAAGTTGCCTATACTCTCATAAATATCATTAGTCATATCTACGGCGTGAGGAAATTCTTTAAAGAATCCTACTTCACCTAAGAATAATAGCCCTAATGATTTATGAGCTTCTCCATCTCTATTCTTAACAATGTTTAAGAATCTACTTCTATCTTTCAATCTAGTAATATTATAACCTCGGTAATTACTAAATTCATAATTGTTTGGGTTAAAAATACCTATTGCTGTATCACAGTCTTCTGCAGGATTACCTGAATTTTTTATATCCGCTAAACTTAGAAAGAATTTCTCTCTTTGTAATTTAATACGGTCTATATCATTAACTGATCTGTTTACTTGCATTAAGTTTGCAAATGTAAATTTACATCTATTTCTAAATAATACTTGATGACTAGATAATTTATCCATTGTTGTCTTCTTATCTGCCCCTTTTTCTGGTGGGACTAAACCCAAGTGGTCAGTAAGAATGATTGTATATAGATTGGGATCTTTTTCTTTGTAATTTGTGATTATACCATCTGCATTTTTCTCATAAGTTCCTACTTCTTCAGAGTAGCTCCATAAATCTTTATAAATAGCATAAGGATGATTTGATGTTGAGTTATCTTTTATAATTAAATACTCTGAAAGCTGTTCAAAATATTTACAATACTTCAATACCAAATCATAATGCTCTTGTCTAATACGGTGTTTACCTCTTGATAAGATGTAGTTTACATCTAAAAGTAATCCTGTATCAATATAAATCTTTCTAGTTATCTGTTTAAGTAATAACCTATCTTTTGAGATTTCTAAAGAATAATATAAAATTTTGATTTTAAGATTAGTGTTGTCTTTATTCTTGAGATACCAGTCTAAAGGATTAAATACATAAGCTGTATCCACAAATGCTGATTTTCCTGAACCAGATTCTCCAAAGATTAAGTACGATGTACCTTTTTGAATATCTGGGATATGCTCTATTAAGCGTGGAAATCCCATTGGAAAGCCTTTATTTAAACCCTGTCTACCTCTATCTACTTCTTTTACAACACCTTCTAACATTAAATATCGTCTATATTATTATTATTAATTTGGTCTATGATTTCACCTTTCTCAAGCATAACTGTAACATCTTCTTGATAAGTCTCCCAACGCCTATTGTTTATATAGGTGGAAATCATCGGCATAAACTCACCTTGACCATTTGCCTCTCTGTCTAATACCTCAAAGTTAATACAATCAAGTATTAATTTATGGAGCTTATTGTTATTTTTGACTATATTTAAATATTTAGGAATCCATTTAGCCTGATCGGCTTGTAAGCCTTTCCTTTTTCCCGAAGGAGTTTGTTTAGGATAAGCTTCTTTTAATTCCTTTATAATTTTAGATTGGTCATTTTCAAATAATTCATAAAATTGATCTGTAACTTTGAAGTTATTAAACAAAAAGTTATTGGGAACTGTTTGAATTAATAATCCTCTCTCAATTAAAGAAGTAATTTGAGTAGGGTTAGTAATAATGTTTGATTTAATTCTTGAAGTATAAGCACTGTATAATTCAGGCTTCTTACTATCAACTAAAGATAGAAAAACAAATTGTTCTAGAGATAACTCTACATCAATAAGTTTTTCTAAGTCTATAGTTATTAAAAATTGTTTGATTTCCGCTGTTCTAGCTTGTTTCGTCATCGTCATCTTCTATCCAGTTTTCAACCTCGTCCGATGTTTCAAGAAATAACATTTGTTTTGCCTCAGCATTGTCTTCATCATATAAGGCTACACCAGTACCCGCACAGATTTTACAATCATCATCATGTCCTTGACATTTAGGACATATTTTTATAGGTTTAAATTTTTTACTACTCATAATTTACTTTTTAACGAAATGCTTGATCATTATAAAACTCATCTAATCCTTCTCCATATAGTTGTGCTAGTAATTTCGTGTTATCTAAGGTAAGATTTGGATTAAAATTTCTTAAATCTATCTCTTCTTCTATATCACTAATTAAAGGAACATCCTCTTCTCCTTGAACTGTAGGTTCAAATAAAGATTCATGTAACAAATATATATCTTCTGGAGGATTGTTTACGTTAAGAAGTCTTAAATGTTTAGTTAAAACTTTAGTACTATACTGAGAAGTTGGATCTTGTTTATAAAGCCACCTAATGTAGGCCTCTAACTCTTCTATACGTAAAATAGCCATAATAGCTTAATTAGATGTTAATTTTTGTTTTTGCTCTTTGTACCAACTATGAGCTTTTTGTTTGTTAGTAAATAATTTAGACATATTCACTTTTCCAACTTGTAATCTCGCACGATATGTTTTATCAGAGATTTGTTGTACACCAGGTAATACAGTAATGTATTTACCAGTAAATTCTACTTTTTTCTTCATACTTAACTAATTGATTTTTAATTTCCTGTACTCCCAAATCCTTTTTCTGCTCTTGCAGTTTCATCTAGGGTACTTACTACTTCAAACTCTGCTTGTTCATATGTTTTAAGAACTCCTTGAGCAATTCTATCACCTTTTTTGATGGTATAATTACTTCCAGCATTACTTAAAATCACCATAATTTCTCCTCTAAAATCACAGTCTATTGTCCCTGGAGCATTTAAAACAAATACATTATGTTTTAAAGCCATTCCAGAGCGGCTTCTTATTTGCAACTCGTAACCTTCTGGAATAGCTAAACATAATCCTGTTTTAACTGCAACTGTTTGTCCTGCGAGAATAGTGATATCCTCGGAAGAGGCTAGATCAAAGCCAGCAGAGCCTGCAGTTTGATATAAGGGTAATGCTATATCAGCATTTAATTTAACTTTAACTTTAATCATTTTCTAAAATATCAATAATACCTTTTACTAGATCATTATAAACAAATTTAGTTTCAAATTCATAGACTGTATTACTAGAATTTAAATTTGTAAATTTATTTTGTAACTCAAAAGATTTTGAAGTTTGTAGTATATAATATAAAACTTCTTGTTGAGATAACATCATAGAAATATTATGTTTAGATTCTATAAATTCATTAATTCTTCTACGATTATCAGCTGTTAATGCTGCTGTAGATTTTATACGTAATCCCGTATCTTTCGTATTTTTTAAAACTTTTGATTTGTAAGTTTCTAAAAATGTTTTTTTACTAGGTGTATAATCGTCTGAGTAACTTCGGTTATCTATATATGATGTAGCATTTAAAGAACTATGATCATTACTAGCCTCGATAAATTTAGATAATAACATATCATCTATCTCTTTTGTTACATCATCTAACATTTCCTTATTATAATTTAACCCATAATCTTTTGTGTATATATGCCCAAAATGAGTGATACCACAACAAGAGAAATCACTATATAAATAAAGGGATGTTGAATTGAAGATTAAACTATATATTATATAATTTACAAAAGATTCACTTAAACGATTAATATGATCTAATAGGCACTCTTTTTCTTTTAAAAATATATTTGAACTAGGTATAAGATCGTAATCTTTCTTCTTTTTAATGCATAAATATGTTATATTTTTATAATCATTATTTACTTTGGCTACTTTTGAATCAAATATACTTTTGTTAAAAAGTCGTATAATATT